TGTTGGCTTACTCCCAAGGGGGGTCGTCTACTCCCTCGGGTGCTCAACCTGTCGGCCTGGTGAGTGCGATGGGTTCTGGTGTTTCTACTGCGAAGCAGGGTCAAGAGATAGTGTCGGGTATCACTCAGGCGGCGTTGAATCGTGCTCAGTTCCGCCAGGTGGAAGCCACTACTCGCAAGATTGAAAGCGAGACTATGGAGCACCAAGTTAATTCGGCGCTCCTGGCCGCTGAGGTCAAGAAGCGGCAGCTGGAGGGGCTGTCGTTGGACGCTTTGATTCCGGGTTATCGTTTCGACAGTATGTCGAAGGCTGAAGCCTTTTGGGCTTCGGCGCAGCCTGAGAGTCAGCGTTCTGATACTGGTTTCGCTGCTGATGTTCGCCGCCGGAAGGCGGAGGCCATTCTGGCGGAGCTCGGTATTGCTGAGGCTAAGTCTCAGTCTGACTTTTGGAAGTCGGGTGCTGGTGAGATGAACCCTTACCTGCGTCAGATTCTGGAGGCTCTGCGCATCATCTTCGGTTCTGGTTTCTCTGGTCGTCGTTAATCTTCTGGAGGTTTTATGAGAGAGGTTTTCGTTCGTTCCGCGTTCAACTATGACGGTGACGCGGTGTCTTTGGCTACCGGCCTGGCGTGTGACCCGGCGGACTCGATGGTTCAACAGCAGTTCGCGGAGGAATGCGACATCAATACCATCGTTCGTCGGTTCGGCCTGACGGGTGAGTTGCCGCAGAATCTGCGCATGCCTGTGTCGGGGGACTTCACGCAGGTCGGTGATTTCCATTCGGCCATGAACCTGGTTCGCCAGGCTGAAGAGGGCTTCATGGAGTTGCCGGGCGAGCTGCGGGCCCGGTTCCATCATGACCCGGGCGAGCTGCTGTCGTTCCTCGATGATCCGGCGAACCGTGACGAGGCGGTTAAGCTGGGCCTGGTCCAGAAGCCCGCCGAGGTGTCGCGTGATGGTGTGCCCCTGCCTGGCCAGGCTGTCGCGCCTGTGGCCCCCGCTGGGGGCCTGCCTGGGGGTTCTTGATGGCCTCGCGTCGTGCTCGATCGCTCGCAGCGTGGCGTGAGTTCTGGAGTCGCCAGCTGGAGCTCGATCTGGAGGGCGAGGCAGGGGGTATGGGGGCTAGCCCCCATGTACTGCCGTGGAAGGGCACGGGCCAGGTGCTACCTGCTCCGAACCCTTCCCCGTTGTCGGCTTGTATTTCATCCCCTCGCGCAGAGGGGTGCCCGGGCGTACCCGCCCGGGCTGGGGTGCGCCGGTAGGTCGTGGGCCCGCTGCGGCGGGTCCTGGCACAGTTGCTTCTCTTGTAGTTAACTGTGCTAGGTGACACCGTAGTGCTATGCTCGGTGTCGCCTTTCAACACAACCTGGAGGTCTGTCATGTTTCGTCGTCCTGTTCACAAGGCTCGCTCTGCGGCCAAGTTCCGTCGTCAATCTCAGAAGACCAAGATGGTCAATCTCAAGGGTCCGATGCGCGGCGGCATTCGGCTCTGAGGTCTTCTCGTGGCCTGTTATCGACCCCTGCGGGCGTTTCGCACGTCTTCGGGGGTCGTTTTTCAAGAGCGCTCTGGTGAGGATCACTTAGGTTCTGTCGAGCTCCCGTGTGGTCAGTGCATCGGGTGTCGGCTTCGTCGGGCGTCTGATTGGGAGCTTCGGGTTATGCACGAAGCGTCGCTCTGGCCGTGCTCGTGTTTCGTTACTCTTACCTATGCTCGGGATAAATGCCCGGCTGATGGTTCCCTGGATTACAGGGATTTCCAATTATTCATGAAGCGCGTTCGTAAGCGCTTTGGTTCTGTTCGTTTCTATATGTGCGGTGAGTATGGGGAGCTCAATTTAAGACCCCATTTTCATGCCTGCCTGTTTAACGTAGATTTTCGGAGTGATAGAGTGCTGGCTGGTAAAAGTGGGTCGGGTGCTCCCTTTTATGAGTCTGAGACTCTTTCTAATCTTTGGGGTTTTGGTCGTTGTTCCGTTCAGGATTTGACTAACGAGACGGCTAGTTATTGCGCTCGTTATATCGTTAAGAAGGTTTTAGGTGACGCGGCGGAGAAACACTATGAAAGTATTGATTCTGATGGTTGTGTTGTTCGGCGTGTTCCTGAGTTTGCGCGCATGTCGCTTAAACCCGGTATTGGGGCTGGTTGGTTTGCTCGCTACTCTCGTGATGTTTTCCCTCATGATTTTGTTGTTACACGAGGGGACAAGCGACGTCCTCCCCGTTTTTATGATTCCCTTCATAAGCGATTGGATGGAGTCGCTTTCGAGGCAGTGAGTTTCGCGCGCGAGGCGCGAGGTCGTGCCGCGCATGCCGATAATACGGCTGAGCGGCTCAAGGTGCGCGAAGTGGTTCACACTGCGCGCGTTTCATCTAAGAAGCGAGGTCTAGAATGAAATTGTTCGTTTGCGCCGTTCACGATGCGGCGCTGGATGCGTTCATGCAGCCGATTTTCGTGGCGTCGGAGGCGCTGGCTGTTCGTATGTTCGGTGATGAGGTCAATCGGAAGGATGACAAGAATCCGATGTCGAATCATCCGGCTGATTTCAATCTGTGGAAGCTGGCCGTTTTCGATGACTCCAACGGTTCGTTCGAGGTTGATGCGAAGCTGCTGTTTCGCGGGAAGGATGCGGTGATGTCATGATGAATTTTCGCAATCGGTCGGCGAGCTCTCATCAGTTCGCTATGGTTCCGCGGTCGGATGTGCCGCGGTCGAGTTTCAAGGTTTCCCGGACCCACAAGACCACGTTCAACGCTGGTTATTTGGTGCCGGTGTTCTGCGAGGAGGTTTTGCCCGGGGACTCGTTCTCCGTTCGCATGACGGCGTTTGCTCGGCTGGCTACGCCGATCTTTCCCATCATGGACAACGTCTACTTGGACACTTTCTTTTTCTTCGTTCCGAACCGCCTGGTCTGGTCCAACTGGGTGAAGTTCATGGGGGAGCAGGACAGCCCGTCCGATTCCATCAGCTACGTGGTTCCGCAGTTGGTCAGCCCGGCGGGTGGCTTCGCGGTTGGTTCGGTTTTCGACTATTTCGGCCTGCCGACTGTCGGCCAGGTCGCCGGCAGTAACACCGTGTCGGTGAATTCTCTGCCGCTGCGTGCCTACAATCTCATTTTCCACCATTGGTTCCGGGACGAGAATCTGCAGAATTCTTTTCTGCCGACGTTCGGTGATGGCCCGGATTCGTTGGGCAACTTCGGGTTGTGGCCTCGCGGCAAGCGGCATGACTACTTCACCAGCTGCTTGCCCTGGCCGCAGAAGGGCGGCGCGTCTGTTTCCCTGCCGCTGGGTTCGTCTGCGCCTATTCGTACGTCGTCCGGGATCCAGGTGTCCGGAGCTGGTCAGCCCATCTTGTGGGGCGACAGCTCGTCTGGCTTTCAGACCACGGCCGGCAAGGCGCTCGGGATCGACACTACTCAGGCCGGGCGCGGCGTGCAGTCGACGTCGACCACGTTCACCGGTACGGCCGGCGTGATGCCCATCAACTTGTACGCGGATCTTTCGACGGCGACGGCCGCGACGATCAACCAGCTGCGCCAGGCCTTCCAGATCCAGAAGCTTCTCGAGCGGGACGCGCGGGGTGGTACGCGGTACACGGAGATCGTGCGGTCGCACTTCGGCGTGATGTCGCCCGATGCGCGTCTTCAGCGGCCGGAGTATTTGGGTGGCGGCACTACGCCGATGGTCATCAATCCCATTGCGCAGACGAGTGCCACGGGTGTTACCGGTGGGTCGACGCCGGTCGGCCATCTGGGCGGCGTCGGCACTCTGCTTTCTCGCGGTGATGGTTTCACGCAGGCCTTCGTCGAGCATGGCTACGTGATCGGCCTGGCGTGTGTTCGCGCGGATCTGACCTATCAGCAGGGTCTGCGCAAGATGTGGTCGCGCTCGACGCGGTACGATTTTTATTTCCCGGCTTTCGCGCATTTGGGCGAGCAGGCGGTTTTGAACCGGGAGATTTACTGCGACGGGTCTGCCAATGATGCGGGTGTTTTCGGCTATCAAGAGCGCTGGGCCGAATACCGGTATTCTCCGAACCAGATCACTGGCCTGTTTCGGTCGACTTCGGCCGGGACGCTCGACGCTTGGCACCTGGCGCAGCGGTTCACGAGTCTGCCGACGTTGGGTGCTGCTTTCATCCAGGAGAATATCCCGCTTTCCCGGGTGTTGGCTGTTGGCGCGGCGGCGGCCGGCGCGGAGTTGATTTTCGACAGCTACTTTGATATGCGGTTCACTCGGCCGCTGCCGATGTATTCTGTGCCGGGCCTGATGGATCACTTCTGATGGCGAACCTCATGTCCCTGGCTGGGACTGCGCTCGGTTACTGGTTCGGCGGTGACATGGGGGCGAAGATCGGGTCCGCTGCTGGTGGTATGTTCGATGCGAATTCGGCGGAGAATGCCGAAGCGTCGGTGAATCAGCAGCGGCTCGATATCGCCCGCGAGCAAATGCAGTTTCAAGAGCGGATGTCGGGAACCGCTTATCAACGTGTGGTCGAGGATCTGCGGCGAGCGGGTCTTAACCCCATGTTGGCTTACTCCCAAGGGGGGTCGTCTACTCCCTCGGGTGCTCAACCTGTCGGGCTGGTGAGTGCGATGGGTTCTGGTGTTTCTACTGCGAGGCAGGGTCAAGAGATAGTGTCGGGTATCACGCAGGCGGCGCTGAATCGTGCTCAGTTCCGCCAGGTGGAAGCCACTACTCGCAAGATCGAAAGCGAGACTATGGAGCGGCAGCTTAACTCTGCGCTCCTGGCCGCTGAGGTCAAGAAGCGGGAGCTCGAAGGGCTGTCGCTCGATGCTCTGATTCCGGGTTACCGTTTTGATGCTATGTCCAAGGCTCAAGGCTATTGGGCGTCTGCGGAGCCTGAGAATCACCGTTCTGATACTGGTTTCGCTGCCGATGTGCGGCGCCGCAAGGCTGATGCTATTCTGGCTGAGCTCGGGATAGCTGAGGCTAAGTCCCAGTCTGACTTTTGGAAGTCGGGTGCTGGTGAGATGAACCCTTATCTTCGTCAGATTCTCGAAGCTCTGCGAGTCATCTTCGGTTCTGGTTTCTCTGGTCGTCGTTAATCTTCTGGAGGTTCTATGAGAGAGGTTTTCGTTCGTTCCGCGTTCAACTATGACGTTGACGCGGTGTCTTTGGCTACCGGCCTGGCGTGTGACCCGGCTGATTCGATGGTGCAGCAGCAGTTCGCGGAAGAATGCGACATCAATACGATCGTTCGCCGGTTCGGTCTTACGGGCGAGTTGCCCGAGAATCTGCACATGCCGATGTCGGGAGATTTCACGCAGGTTGGTGATTTCCATTCGGCCATGAACTTGGTTCGCCAGGCGGAAGAAGGCTTCATGGAGCTGCCTGGTGAGCTGCGGGCCCGGTTCCATCATGATCCGGGCGAGTTGCTGTCGTTCCTCGATGATCCGGTTAACCGTGACGAGGCGGTCAAGCTGGGCCTGGTGAAGAAGGCGCCCGAGGTGTCGCGTGATGGTGTGCCCCTGCCTGGCCAGCCTGTCGCGCCTGTGGCCCCCGCTGGGGGCCTGCCTGGGGGTTCCTGATGGCCTCGCGTCGTGCTCGATCGCTCGCAGCGTGGCGTGAG